TCGTTTAGATAGATCAGTAGTCCCAGTCCCTATATCATCTTCTTTTATTCCCATAGCCAAGAATCTTTCATAAATCTGTCTTAGTATGAAATTTTGATTGTTGATGACTAGAATTCTTTGATCTTTCAGTAATAGTGCCACCAAAGTCATTACAGAAGTTTTCCCAGATCCAGTAGAAGAAACAATCAATGAACTATACTTATCTAATGAAGCCGAAACTAAGTCCATTTGATAGTCTCTTACTTGAAAATTAGGAAACACATCTTTGACCTTCTCTGCAACCGCTAATATATCTTCTTTACTGTATTCTGGATATTTTTTCTTTTTATATTCTATTCCTATATTCAATTCCTTAGCTAAAAAATAACATAAGCCTGTGGGAAATTTTATAGTCTCAATACCCAAAATATTAGAATGACTTATCCAGAGCTTTGTTGTATTCCATTTTTCTTCCTCAAAATTATAATCTCTCCTAGTTAATAACCCCTTCGCCCTCTCTATTACTTCAGAAGGTTCATTGCTCAGATAACTCCAAAGATTGTCATACTTATAGATCATATATCAACAGTATAACATAGAACTAACAGAAAAACCACAATTAAATGCACAAATACCAGTTCTATAATTCAGAGTATTTAGTTTTAGTTCAAATAAGAAAAAAGATAATCCTAACATGGCACAAGAAGTAAGACACACTACAAAATATAACGATAATTCATCAACAGAAACCTTATTGGCTGGAGAAATTGTTTATACTGACTCTAGCACTATAAAAGTCGGTGACGGTGAACATATTTTTTCTCAATTGCCTGAGTTTTCTTCTAATGATACTCTGGGCGATGACTCTACAATAAAATCTAATTCTGCAAAAAAAATTCAAGCTCATGGTACATTAAATAAAAACCCAAATGCTACAGGTAATTATACTAAAGTTTTTGATTGGATTGGAACAGCTCAAGAATTCGTAGATCAACATATAGAATCCGAACATCCAGATTGGCTTTGCTTTGTTACAGATGATATTAGTGCGGTGTCAGATGGAACTTATACAAGAAGTCAAATTGACGCATTTTTGGCAAATAAAGCAGATGGTCAAGGCAGTGCAGTTTTAACAACTGGAAGTCAAAGTATAGAAGGATTTAAATATTTTCTAAATGATGGCCTAAAATCAAAAAGTGGAACAATAGATTCCACTCAAACACCGTCTGAAACAGAATATTTATCAACGGTTATGGCCCACGATAAAAATGGGCAAAGAATTGGAAATTTAGAAATTTACCATAGAACAGATGGTGCTATTGGATTGGGAATAAATGCCTCTGTTGGTGTAAATGGAGCAAATGTTTATTCACCAGTGATTTCAACATGGATTAGTCAAGATGGTCAAACAAAATGGACAGATGCTGGAGCAAATCCAACACAACTAACATCTGATGATCAGCAAATAACCACAACAAAACATTTGATGGATGTTTTGAAAGCAATGTATCCAGTTGGTGCAATATTTATAGGAACAACTTCTACATGTCCAATGGCTCAATTTTTTGGAACTTGGGAGTTAGTAGCAGCAGATCGTTCATTACAAGGAAGTTCCACAAACCATGCAGCAAACACAACCATAGCAGCTGGATTACCAAATATTACAGGTTATACACACTGGATTGGGGCCGTATTTAATAATAATAATCAAAGTTATGCAAATGGATGTTTCCAACCAACAGAAGCTAATAATGGTGCTTATGCTGGTGGTGGCGGATATGCAAATGCTGCTTGTAGATTATATTTTGCAGCTTCTCGTTCATCATCAATCTATGGCAATTCTACAACAGTTCAACCACCAGCTTATGTAGTAAATGTTTGGAGAAGAACTGCATAAAAGGAGAAAAAATGTCAACAATAAAAAAACAATATGCAAAAATAATCAATGAACAAACCAAAGAATTGCAAATTGGTATGGGATGTGATGTTGCATATTATCTTGAAATTGGTATGGAATATATGGAGACCGAACTTGCATATAACGGTAAATGGTATTTAAAAGGATACGCACCAAAAGAGCCACAACCAGAACCAAAAACAAAAGAACAAGTACAGCAAATACGTGCAGCACTTTATCAGTCGGAAGTGGATCCAATTACTGCACATATTCAAAGATTACGTGATGAGAGACAAACAGAACCAACAATAAGACAAATAAATGAGCTATTGGTTGAAAGAGAAAATAAAGTAATACAAATAAGAACAGAAAATCCATATCCAGAAGAAGGAAAATAATATGAGTGTAAGACGTGGATCAACAATTATAGCTGGATTACCAATAATTGATGGAAGTCTAAATACGGCTTCTGTAAATCCGATTCAAAATCAAGCAGTAGCAAATGCAGTAAACGATCTAAATGGTAGAATTGATTCAATTATTGGTGGGGATATTTATACTAAAGATGAAGTTGATACTTTATTAGCTCCAAAAGTAACACAAACAGATATAAACACAAGCATATCAACATTACTTACGACATTATATCCTGTTGGAAGCGTTTATATTAGTACAACAACAGTTTGTCCATTAGCATCACTAATTCAAGGTTCAACTTGGGAACTTGTATCTAGTGGTTATGCCTTGTGGACTGGTAATGGCACAACCAGTTCTGGAACAACTGCAAATAGTTTATATGCTAATGCGCCAGCAAATACAACCATAGAAGCTGGATTGCCAGATCACAACCATACAGTAACAACTGATATACGATGGGGAACACGGCAACCAATAGATTCTTATCCTCACTGGTGTGGCGATGACGGCTTAGGTGCTTCTAATATATCTATAACAACATCATTAGCATCTGGTTATAACTCAATTTACGGTAAGAGCACAACAGTTCAGCCTTCAGCTTATGTAATCAACATGTGGAAGAGAACCGTATAATGAAAACTATAATTCTCTATTCTCCGGTTACCAAGTCTGAATATCTTATATGTTTAGATCAAGTAATACATCTTCATGAAATAACAAATAAAAGGTCTAAATATTTTGGTTGTATAAAGATGAGATTTGAAGATGGGAGTACTGAAATATTTAAGGCTAATTATGCGGATGTTATAGAGGCTTTTGTTGTACATACTTGGTTGGAAAGTGTATGGAATAGTATAGTTTGGTGGATTAAGAGTAAAAATTTGAAAAGAAAAGAGAGTAAAAAGAAATGAGTATAAAGCAAGGTGGAGTTTTAATTGCAGGTGGCGGTTCAGGCGGTGGTGGAGTAGCTACTAATATCGATAACCACACAATTACCAATAACTCAAGCAACGAAATTCAGACAGTAGCAAAAATAAACCAAAATGCTGCTACTGGTGCTGAACCTTATTTGTTTGATTGGGTTGGTACACTTTCTCAATATAATACACAACAAATAGAAACAACACACCCTGAATGGATTTGTTATATTACTGATGACTCTGCCGGTTCTGTAATAAACAATGCTCAAATTACTTTTACTCAAGGTGGTGTAACAAAAGGACAAATTCATCTAAACCAAGCAAATGACCAAACAATAGCTTTTGATGCTGGTGGTGGCGGAAGTGTAACAGACATCGAATGGGCAACTTATGGAACAACATCGTTTCAAGAAGTAGAAGCTTGGTTCAATGCCAATAAGCTAGTCTGTATACATTATAATGGCATGGTGTTTACGATTGGTTATATTTATGGTAATAATGCTGTTTTCTATGGTTGTTCTGGAAATACTTTATCAAAAATAACTATAGATTCAACAAATATGTGGACCTATGACTCAGATAGTGGAAATATTAGCTGGGGAAAAATTACAGGAACACTAAGTAATCAAAGTGATTTAAATACTGCATTATCTGGAAAAGTAAACACAGGGCATGAAGTAATTGCATTTCAAGCTCCAAGTTCAACTAATGGGCAACAATGGTATCGTAAATATGCAGATGGATGGGTTGAACAAGGTGGGCTATCGGCTGCTGCTGGAATAATAACACTACCGATTCAAATGGCTACAATGGATTATTCAATTATAGCAACCCCACTTGGTACTGGAAGCAACGAGGACATGCACGCAACTCAAATATCGGTGACACAAATAGAAATTGGAAACACAGATAACTGGAATATGTCTTGGGAAGTAAAAGGCATGTACGCACAATCATAAAAAAGGATAGAAAATGTTTTTAGGTTATCAAAATGATTTAATCGCAGTAGCAGCAAAAACAAAAGAGGAAGTAGAAAACTCTGTTGGTATTGAATTCACAAAAATAGAAGAAACACAAGAACCAGTAGAAATGATATGTGGCACTTACTATATTGGTAATGAAAATATTCAGAAAGCAAAAGAAAAAGATGTAAGAGAATATCGCAACTACTTATTACAAAAAGAAGTTGACCCAATTGTTTCAAATCCTTTGCGTTGGAATGATATGAGTGAATATGATAAAACACAATATCAAGAATACAGAACATATTTACTTGATTGGACAGAAAACGAAGAATGGTGGAAATCTAAACCTAAAACATTTGAAGATTTTTGCACTGAAGATGTTATTGTGGAAAAAATAGAAGATATAATACCAGTAGACGTAGACGAAGAATAAAAACATAAGAGGAATATAGGATGTCAATTAGAAAAGGATCTTCAATTATAGCAGGAAATATTGGACAAAATGTGGATAGTGCCCTTTCCCCAACTAGTGATAATCCTGTGAAAAATAGTGTAATATATGATGCTTTACGAAATACACTAT